TACAAGAAGAAGCAAGAAATGTCTTCTGACGTACCAGCCGCTTCCCCTATTAAACATAACCCAGAAGGAAAGACGAAAGAGGTTGTAAACCTGTCGCAGAATGCGCCAGAATCCGCCCTTGACCGTGTCCTTGCACGACTTAACAAATAAACCCCAAACATAAAAAATGGCTACGACCACTTCAATCACCACTACGTATGCTGGCGAGTTCGCTGGTAAATACGTTGCCGCTGCTCTGTTGAGCGCACCTACCTTGGACAAGGGCCTCATCGAGGTTATGCCCAACGTATTGTACAAGTCAGTTATCCAAAAGGTTAACACGGACGACATCTTGAAGGACGCTACTTGCGACTTCGACCCTACTTCTACCGTTACCTTGACCGAGCGCATCTTGACCTTGGAAGAGTTCCAAGTTAACTTGCAAATGTGCAAAAAGGACTTCGAGCAAACTTGGCAAGCCGTTGAAATGGGCTATTCTGCATTCAAGAATATCCCCGCTTCTTTCACCGACTTCTTGATTGCTTACGCTGCCGAGCGTGTTTCCGCTCGCATTGAGCAAAACATCTGGGCTGGTGTTAACGCATCTTCTGGCCAGTTCGCAGGTTTCCAAACTTTGTTCGCTGCTGATTCTGACGTTATCGACGTAACTGGTACTACCGTTACCGCTTCTAACGTTATCGCTGAATTGGGCAAAGTGGTTGACGCTATCCCTGCTGCTTTGTACGGCAAGCCTGACGTTTACTTGTACGTTTCTCAAAACGTAGCCAAGGCCTATGTACGTGCTTTGGGTGGATTCGGAGCATCTGGCTTGGGTGCTAACGGTCTGGACAACAAGGGTACTATGTGGTACGGCGACCAGCCTTTGTTCTTCGACGGAATCCCCGTTGTATTGGCAGAAGGTTTGTCTTCTAACCGCATCGTTGCTGCTCAAAAGAGCAACTTGTTCTTCGGAACTGGCTTGTTGAGCGACAAGAACGAGGTTCGCCTGATTGATATGGCCGACATCGATGGTTCACAGAACTTCCGCTTGGTTATGCGTATGAGCGCAGGCATCCAGTACGGTATCGGTTCCGACATCGTTTACTACGCCTAATCGTTCTTAAATTCCTTGAAGGGGGTGGTGGTGTAATAACGCCCCACCCCTTTCTTTTTTAACTTACTAAATAAAAACAAAATGGCTTGTGCTTTATCCCTTGGCCGTATCGAACCTTGCAAGGACGTTGTAGGTGGTTTGAATGCGGTTTACTTTTTGAACTACGCAAACCTTACGGTGACTTACGATGCTACCAACACGGATGCTATCGACACGTTGGGAAGCGGATTGACCGCTTACAAATACGAATTGAAAGGAACCTCCTCTTTCGAGCAGGCAATCACTTCAAGCCGTGACAACGGAACCACGTTCTTCGACCAGACCTTGAATTTGACCTTGCACAAGTTGAGCAAGCAGTCACACAAGGAAATTAAGTTGATGGCCTATGGTCGTCCGATTGTAATCGTTGAAGACCGCAACAACAACTTCTTCGTTGCTGGTTTGGAACACGGTTGCGAGGTTACTGGCGGCACTATCGTTACTGGTGCTGCTATGGGCGATATGAGTGGTTATACCTTGGTATTGAACGGACAAGAGCCAGTTCCTGCGAACTTCTTGGATGGCACTTTGTCTGCTGCTGGTATTTCAACTATTGTAACTGGTTCTGACTTTTGATTATGAATACTAAACAAAGCATTTACAATATCTTGGCTTCAAAGCCAGTCAAGGTTGAGTTGGCCTTGGTTGATGAGTTGAAGACACGGATTGCTGAATCTAAAAAGGCAATAGCTTCAGTAAAGCAAAGCGAGAAAGCCTTACTTGATTTGTTTGACACTGCGGCAAAGTTTGCAAGTGACTTGCAATCTGAATACGGTGTTTCGACGTCTCTTAATAACGTAATTGACCGCTCGATTGAGCGCACACAGATTGCAGCAAAAGAGCTTGGCGTGGATTTTAATTCAATCAATGAAGTAAAACAACTTCAGTCCATTCAACAAGAATTACTTAAGTCCTTGTTGAGTGCTGAAGGAACATTGAAAGCGTATCGCTCACTTTAACAAAGAAAGCAATTTCAGAAAGGCCACCTTCGGGTGGCTTTTTTGTTTGTAAGAAAAACAAAACGACTGCCTTGGGTTAATTAAAATATGAACATCTTAACAACAAGCGCATCGTCTCAAAACCTCGTTATTATTCCGAGGTCGTTTCCTGCTTCGGTGGTTGTCAAGTTAACCAACGAGTCAACGAACACCACGCAGCAACAGACGATAACTCCAACGTCCGCAAATGGCTATATGACCATCGCAGCGGCTTGGACGTTAGCAGAGGCCAACTTCTACTTGTTGGAAGTATTTAGCGGCTCTAATCTAATCTACCGAGGTCGTGTATTCTGCACCAACCAAACGAACTTCGAGAAGTACACTGTTAACTCTGGCGTGTACACGCAGGAGACCGCTGGGGATAATACATTTGTAATTATATGAGCAACGTAAGATTTGTAGCAATGAACTCCTACGTTAAGCCCGAAATTAAAGAGGTGGCTAACAAGGGATGGGTAGAGTATGGAGACGACAACAACTACTTCCAGTATTTGATTGACCGCTACAACGGAAGCCCGACCAATAACGCTATCATTAATGGCATTATTGATATGGTGTACGGCAAGGGTCTTGGAGCAACAAACGCCGCCCAAAAGCCCGACGAGTACGCAATGATGATGGCCTTATTTTCCAAGCAGACCGTTTCACGTGTTTGTTCGGATTTTAAGATGATGGGCAACGCTGCGTTTCAAGTTATCTACAACAAAGACCATTCCAAGATTGTAAAGGTCGAGCATATCCCCGTTGAGACGCTACGAGCCGAACGTGCCAACGAGAAGGGCGATATTCCCGCTTACTACTACGCAAAGAGCTGGGATGCCGTAAAGGCACGTAAGGAAGAGCCAGTGCGGATTGACGCCTTCGGAATGTCAAACAATGGCATCGAAATACTTTACATCAAGCCATACAAAGCAGGATATTACTACTACGCACCAACCGACTACCAAGGCTCCTTGCCTTATGCCGACTTGGAAGAGGAAGTAGCCAATTACCACATTAACAATATCAAGAACGGGCTTGCGCCTTCGATGCTGGTTAACTTCAATAACGGAATCCCAACCGAGGAAGACCAGACGCTAATCGAGCGCAGGATTGCAGACAAGTTTTCTGGTAGCTCGAATGCTGGTCGGTTTATTTTGGCATTCAACGACAACAAGGAACTCGCAGCAACAATCGAACCCGTACAACTGTCCGATGCAAGCGACCAGTACCAGTTCCTGTCTACGGAATGCACCCAAAAGATTATGGTAGGCCACAGGGTGACTTCTCCGATGCTTTTGGGCATCAAGGATAACTCTGGACTCGGCAACAACGCAGAGGAGCTTAAAACGGCTTCTATTCTGTTTGACAATATCGTTATCCGTCCGCTTCAGGAAATGATTTTGGATGCCATCGAGCAAATCCTTTCATTTAACCAAGCAACTCTAAATATCTATTTCAAGACCTTGCAGCCGTTGGAGTTCAAGGAGGAAATTGTTGCCCCTACGGACGTGGTGGAGGAATCAACAGGAATCGAGGATAGCAGCTTTAGTTTATCTTCTGACGTTACCGATGCTCAACTGGAGGAGGTATTCGACCGCCTTGCCGAGTTTGGCGAAGATGAGGACTTGGAGAACTGGGACTTGGTAGATGAGCGTCCTGTTGAATACGAGCAAGAGGCGTATTTAGATTCACTGCTAAAATTAGCCAAAACAGGAGACGCATTCCCGAACGCCAAAAGCGAGCAGGACGGAGTAAGCAAGGATGGACGCAAGTATAAAATCCGTTACGCCTACGCTCCCAACTCCGCAAAGAGCAACAGCCGAGACTTCTGCAAAAAGATGGTAAACGCAAAGAAGGTCTACCGTAAGGAGGACATCGAGCGGATGGGTAAGCAGGAGGTTAACGCTGGCTTTGGCCCTCGTGGTGCTGCTAACTACGACATCTGGCTGTACAAGGGAGGCGCACGTTGCCACCACTTCTGGATGCGTAAGACCTACTTGGCAAAGGCCGAAGGCGTAACGCCAGACGCTAAAAACCCGAATGCTGATATTTCGGTTAACCAAGCCCGCAAAGCAGGAGTTGATTTGCCAAAGAACGACAAGAAGGTTGCTACCCGCCCTGTTGATATGCCAAACGAAGGTTTCCTTCCAAAATCTAAAAAGTAATGCCAACTGCGCTTTTTATCAAACGAGAAGATATTGTACGAAATACGGCAATTTCGGGCAATGTAGATACGGACAAGTTTCTGCAATTTATTAAGATTGCCCAGCAGATTCACGTCCAGAACTACACGGGAACCAAGCTGTACGACAAGATCTCAAACGAAATCCTAAACGACACCTTGGCTGGCGACTACTTGGCTTTGGTGGTGGACTACATACAACCTATGCTAATTCACTTCGCAATGACCGAGTACCTGCCATTCGCAGCGTACACCGTTGCCAACGGGGGAGTATTTAAGCATATTAGCGAGAACTCAACAAACGCAGAAAAAATTGAAATCGACTATTTAGTTGAGAAGGAGCGGACGATAGCGCAATACTACGCCCAACGCTTTATCGACTATATGGCCTTCCATTCAACCGAATTTCCCGAATACAATGAAAACGTCAACGAGGACATCTACCCAGACCGAGACAACCGAGCGTCTTCGTGGGTGCTAT